ACTTTTTATATATCCGGCGGGATTTTTAAGAAAACGGGGGAAGGGACGGGTTATGGCCGCGAAATCCTTCGATGTTTCGGCGCTAAATACGGCCTTCGACATCGACGCCGTGTCCGTGCGAATCGAACCCAAGCCCGCACCATCACCGGACGAACCCGAGCCGGAACGCACGCCGATCCGCGTCACTCATCGATATGGCCACCGCCACTTGACGCGCAAAGCAGCGTCAGAAGCTGCACTGTCGGATCAACTGGACTGGCACTTCCGCGAAGGCGACTGCTATCACTGCTTCAGCTTCGGCGACGTTGACAGCCTGACGTTTTTCAAGCACATACTGCGCCAGCAGCCGGTCGAATATCTGGCGCTGTCGACGTGGTGCATGGCCGGCGAAGACGTGGACGATCTGCGACAATGGCATCGCCGCGGCATGCTGGGCCGCGTGGACTTCTACATGGGCGAAATCTTCCCGGGGTCATATCCCGAGGTATACGACGCCGCACTGGCGTTTTGCCGGGAATGTGGCGGACGTCTGACGGTATTTAGGAATCACTCCAAGGTCATGGCGGTAGTAGGGAGGGCGTTCGATGCGCTCATCGAATCCAGCGCGAATGTGAACACCAACCCGCGCAGCGAAAACACCGTCATCACAGTGGACCGCAAGCTGGTGGCGGACTATATCGACCTGTTTAACGGCATCCACAGCTTTGACGCCGCGACCGACGGCGTGCCGCTCTACGTGAACCCGCACAAGGAGGCGATCCAGTGACCAGGCTAAAGTGGATTAAGCGCATCACCGACGCCTGCAGGGCTGTCGGCACCTACAAAGAGGCTTTCGACGATGTGATCGCTACCCTGGCCGACATCATGGCCAGGCGCGACGCTGCCCAGGCCGCCTTCAAAAAGTCGGGCGGCGCGCTGCTGGTGAATCACGTCAACCGCGCCGGGCAGTCCAATATCGAACAAAACCCGGTCCTGCGCATGATCAACGACCTTAACCGCGACGCCCTTGCCTACTGGCGCGACCTGGGCCTGACGCCCGCAGGCCTGCGCCGCATCAACGACGCCGCGCTGGCACGGCCTGAGGCCGCCGACCCACTGGCCGCCATGCTGAGCCAGATTAAGTTGGTTGATGCCATGTGACACTCAAAGGCAAGCACGCCCAGGCGGTCATGGACTACGCCCGAGGGGTGGCGGACGGTCAGATCATGGCCAACCGCGACCGCATCCTGGCCTGTCGCCGCTTTCTGGACTTCCTTCAGCGCGATGATTTCGACATCCGCACCGCCGACGCCGACTTCGTGATCGACGTCATCCAGACCACCTACCACCACCGCCAGGGCCAGGGCCTTGACGCCATGCCCATGCGGGGCCGCCCGCTGATCCTTCAGGCGTGGCAAAAGCTCTGTGTGTACGGCATGCTGATCTTCTACCACCGCGGCACGAACGTCCGCGTGGTCAAAGAGGCCCTGATCTTTGTCCCGCGAAAGAACGGCAAGACGCTGTTCATCTCCGCGCTGGCCTGGGCGCTGGGCCTTTTGGAGGCAAAGAGCGGGGCCAAGGCCTACGTGGTGGGCGCGTCCCTGAAGCAAGCCATGGAGACCTTCGACAGCTGGGCCTTTAACGTCAAATCACTGTACCCCGCGCCGGAGCTGCTGAAGCGGTCCGGCTGGCGCATCAAAAACAACAGCTTCGACCACGTGGTCTTCAACGAAAGCATCGGCGGCGGCTCTGTGCACCTGAGCGCCCTGGCGTCGAACCCTGACAAGCAGGACTCCTTCAACGCGAACTTCATCATTGCCGATGAGATGCACGCCTACCGGTCCCCGAAGCAGTACACCATCCTTCAGGAGGCGACCGCGGCCTACACGAATAAGCTGGTGATCGGCATCACCACCGCGGGGGACGACGGCATGGGCTTCTGTGCCCAGCGCGTGGAGTATTGCCGCAAGGTCTTAAACGGCATGGTCCAGGACGACCAATATTTTATTTTCATCTGCTGCGCAGATAAGGACGAATCCGGAAACGTGGACTACACGTCCGAGGAGCAGCTGATCAAGGCGAATCCCTCCTGGGGCGTCACGATAAGGCCGGCGGACGCGCTGAACGATGCCTTGCAGGCGTCGAACGATCCACAGCTCCGCAAGGACTTCCTGTCCAAGCGCCTGAACATCTTCACCACGTCCGAGCGCGCCTATTTCAATATCGACGAATTCCGCCGATCAAACGCGAGGGCAGAGGCGGCGCTGGGCATCGGCCCGGCCTGGCCGGTCAAGCGCAAACTGGAATACCTGGCGCGGCTGCCGATTCGCTGGTATGGCGGCGCGGACCTGTCAAAGCTCCACGACCTCACCGCCGCGGCGCTCCACGGCCAGTATAAGGGCATCGACATCGTGATCCCGCACGCCTGGTTCCCCGTGGTGGCCGCCGCCGACAAGGCGGATAAAGATAAAATCCCGCTTTTCGGCTGGATGGACGACGGATGGCTGGACATGTGCAACGCCCCGACGAACGATCCCGACCGGGTGGTGGCCTGGTTCAAGGCCATGCGCGCCATGGGGTTCAAAATCCACCAGGTGGGCCATGACCGCAAATTCTGCCGGGAATACTTCCTGGGCATGAAGCGCGCGGGCTTCACCACCGTGGATCAGCCCCAGTATTTTTACAAGAAATCCGAGGGCTTCCGCCATATCGAAGTGGCGGCCAAGAATGACCGGCTGTACTACCTGGGCGCGGAACCCTATGAATACTGCGTGGCCAACGTCCGCGCAATCGAAAAGACCGACGACATGATCCAGTATGAGAAGACGGAGCCCACACAGCGCATCGATGTGTTCGACGCCGACGTGTTCGCCACCGTCCGCATGCTGGAATGCCTGGAAAAGGCCAACAGGGCCGCAACCTGGTTTGACGAAGGAGGCAAGGCCGATGGGCAGGATCACTAGACTTTTCCGCTTCGGGCGGGATGCCCCCGAGAAACGGGGGATCAGCGTGGCCTATACGTCCACGAAATCCTTTCAGGTGCTGCTGGAGGATGGTTACAGGCCTTTCACCAGCTGCCCCGAGGTGCAGATGTGTATCGGCGTGTATGCCAAGCTGATCGCCAGCATGACCATCCGGCTCATGCGCAACACCCAAAGCGGCGACATCCGCGTGAAGGACGAACTGGCCCGGCGGCTTGATATCGACCCGCACCCGCTGCTGACGCGCTATGATCTCATGCAGACCATTGTGCGCACGCTCATGGAAACGGGCAATCAGATCACCGTGCCGACGTACTCCGATGGGTACCTTGCGTACCTCACGCCGCTGCCGCCATCGCAGGTGTCGCTGGTGCCCGAGGGCGACGGCTACACCGTCCGCTATCGCGGCAGGACGCTCCGGCCTGACGAAGTGCTCCATTTCCGGCTCAACCCGGACCCGGAGCGCCCCTGGCAGGGCCTGGGCTACGGCGCGGACCTGGGCGAAATCGTCAGATCGCTGCGCCAGTCCACCGCCACCCGCCAGGCGCTCAAGGAAAGCCCGGCCCCGTCCATCATCGTCAAGGTGGACGGCCTCACGGAGGAATTTGCCTCCGAGGAGGGCCGCCGCAAGCTGCGCGCCCAGTACCTGGACGCCACCGACAACGGCCAGCCCTGGTTTATCCCGTCCGAGGCCTTTTCCGTGGAGCAGGTCAAGCCCCTGACCATGGCCGATCTGGCCATCAAGGACGACATGGAGCTTGATAAGCGCGCCATCGCGGCCCTGCTGGGCGTGCCGCCTTTCCTGGTGGGCGTGGGCGATTACAACAAGGACGCCTATCAGCAGTTTTTGACCGTGGACGTCATGGCCATGGTGCGCGAGATCGAACAGGTGCTGACCCGGGGCCTATTGTACAGCCCGGACCTGTATTGGTCGTTCAACCCGCGCAGTTTGTACAATTACGCCATCGGGGATCTCATCACCGCCGGCAAGGAGATGGTGGACCGCGCGGCCATGCGCCGCAACGAGTGGCGCGACTGGCTGGGCATGCCGCCGGATGCGGACATGGATGAGCTTTTCCTGCTGGAAAACTACCTGCCCACGGACCGGCTGGGCGACCAGAAGAAGCTGAACCAGAAAGGAGGTGACGACGATGCAGATCAGGAAGACAAGGCAGACGCGGACGATTGATCAGCGCTTTGCCGTCCGCGATGAAAACGGCCAGCGCAGGCTGGAGGGCTACTTCGCCGTGTTCGGCCCGGAGTATGAGCTCTGGCCCGGGGCCACGGAGTCCATCGACCCCCATGCCTTCGACGGATGCCTGACGGACGACGTCCGGTTTCTGACGGACCACGACACCGCCAAGGTGCTGGGCCGCACCGCGGCGGGCACCGGCGAGCTGCGCGTGGATGAGCGCGGCCTTTGGGGCTCCGTCGTGATCAACGAGGCGGACACCGACGCCACCAACACCTATGCCCGCGTGCTGCGCGGGGATGTGTCCCAGGCGTCCTTCGGCTTTGACATCACGGACGAAGAAGAGATCGTCCACGACGACGGCACCGTCCACTGGACGATCAAGGCCGTCAAGCTCTACGAGGTGTCGGTCGTCACCTTCCCGGCCTACCGCGACACGGAGATCGTGGCCCGCAAGGCCGACTTTGACGCCATCCAAAAGCGCCGGGCGGATGCCTGGCGCGTAAAACAGATCGCCCGCCTGAAGAACGCGGGCAGAAGGAGGAATCGCCATGCTTAAGCAGTTGATGCTGTCTCGCAAGATCAGCGCCAAGCGCGCCCAGCTTGCCGAACTCAAGGAAAAGCGCAAGGCCCTGCGCGCCAGGCGCGCCGAGCTCAAGAAGCGCGAAGAGGAACTCGAGGCCGAGCTCAAGGACGTCGTGGAGGAGGCCGCCCAGGCCGAAGCCGAAGCCGTCGTGGATGAGGTCGTCGAGCAGATCGACCAGGTGGAGACCGAGACCGATGAGAACGCCGAGGCCATCGAACAGCTGGAGACTGAGATCGAAGAGATGCAGGCCCAGCTGGACGAAATCGACGCCGCCGCCACCGGCGACGATGCGCCCGAGGATGAGGGCGCGGGCGAGGAAACCGCCTCCCGCGCCGCCAACACTGAGAACAGGAGGATCAGGACCATGAACAACACCGTTTTTGACCGCCGCCGCCAGCGCCTTGAGGTCATCCGCTCCGCCATGGGCGATGCCGACATGAAGGCCTTTGTGGCGCGCATCCGCGCCGGCATGGGCAGCGAAAAGCGCGCCGTGGCGGGTGGCAGCTACACCATCCCCCAGAGTATGCTTCCCCTGATCAAGGAGATCGTGGAGGAGAACAGCAAGCTGCTCAAGTACTTCACGCTGCACAGCGCCAAGGGCACCACCCGCCAGCCCATCATGGGCACCATCCCGCCTGCCGTGTGGACGGAGATGACCGGCTCCATCAACGAGATGGACCTGATCTTCAACCAGACGGAGATGGACGGCTGGAAGGTGGCCGCCTTCGTGCCGCTGCACAATTCCATCATTCAGGACAACGATGTGAACCTGGTGGGCAACGTCATCTTCGCCCTGGGCCGCGGCACGGGCCTGGCCATGGACATGGCCTTCCTGTACGGCACCGGCGTGAAGATGCCCCTGGGCATCGTGCCGCGCCTGCTGCAGACTTCCGCCCCGGCGGATTATCCCAGCGATGACCGCCCCTGGGTCGATCTGCACACCAGCAACGTGCAGGTCATCTCCGCGGCCAATTCCAAGGGCCTGGTGCTGTTCCAGAGCCTGATCACCGTGTTCGGCGCCGCCAAGAAGAACTGGGGCGCGGACGGCAAGTTCTGGGCCATGAACGAAAAGACCCACATGCGCCTTTTGGCCGAAGCCCTGAACTTCAACGCCAACGGCGCGATCGTGGCGGGCCTTGACAACACCATGCCCGTGGTGGGCGGCCCCATCGAGGAGCTGGACTTCATGCCCGACGGCGTCATCATCGCCGGCTACGGCAGCAACTACGGCGTGCTGGAGCGCCGCGGCCTTGAGATCGCCCAGAGCGAGCACGCCCTGTTCCTGCAGGATATGACCGTCTGGCGCGCCACTTCCCGGTACGACGGCAAGCCCGTCATCCCCGAGGGCTTCGTGGCCATCGCCATCGATGGCGGCAGCGTCGCCGGCGACGCGGTGTCCTTCCTGCCCGATGAGGCGAACAGCGTCAAGGGCATCCAGCTGAACACCGCCACGGCCTCCGTGGTCGTGGGCGCTGAAACCCAGCTGCTGGCCACCACCTATCCCGGCTCCGGCGCTGTCACCTGGACCTCCGCCACCCCGGCCAAGGCCACCGTTGACGCCAACGGCGTGGTTACGGGCGTGGCCGCGGGCAGCTCCGTCATCACCGCCGCCTGCGACGGCATGACGGCCACCTGCACCGTCACCGTCACCGCGTCCTGATCCTGACAGGGAGGTGACCCTTCATGGCGATCGACACCGAAACCGCCCTGGGGCTGGTGAAGGCCCGGCTGAACCGCCTGCCGGGGGACACCTCCCTGGACGACTATCTGCTTAAGCGCATTGAGGCCGCCGCGGCGGAGCTTCAGCGCGTCGGCATCGACCTTGCGGACACGCCGGACGACATGATGCTCCTGGTGGACATGACTGTCTGGCAGTATTCCAACCGGGACAAGGCCGACGGCATGCCCCCGTGGCTGCGCCTGCGCCGCCGGGAGCGGTGGCTTCACCAGCGCAAAGGGGGCGGCGCGTCATGATCCTGGATGACGGCATCCTGACGGCCTACAGCCTCACCAACACCGCGCCCCTGGGCGGAAAGCCCGTTTACGTGGAAAAGCCCGTGTGGATGGGCTGGTATAAGGCCCTCTCCTTTGAGACCTCCCCGGCCCGGCCCACGCCGGACCGGGAGGAGGTCCGCACGGACGCCCGCGTGCGCATCCACCAAAACCGCGCCATCCAGAATCACGCCCGCGTGGACCTGGGCCCCTTCGGCGGCAGGACGCAATCCTATCGCGTCACCCGCGCCTTCCATGGCACGGACGACGAAAGCGGCCAGCCCATCACCGACCTGTCCCTGGAGGTGATCGCGCCGTGACCCTTGACGACATCCGGCTGCTGGTGGTGTCCGTGGACCCCGAGGCCGCCCACTACGAAAGCCCGCGCCAGGGCCAGGAGGCCTATACCGTGTGGCAGGAAACCCGGCGGCTTGACCTGTCCGCCGACGATTCCCACGCGGATGAGGGCTGGGCCTTCACCGTGGACCGCTTCTCCCGCAGGGAGATCGACCCCATCCGCCGCGCCCTTTTTGCGGCGCTGGACGGGGACGCGCGCGTGGCGGTGACGGAGCTTACTGCCTACGAGCCGGAAACCGGCTACATCCACAGCATCTTCGACTGTCAGGGGGTGTGATCGTGGCGCGCTTTTCCTGCGAGGGTCTGGACGAAGTGGTCCGCGAAATGGACCGGCTGGCCTCCCGCTCCGGCGAGGTGGCCACCGCCATGCTGCAGGCCGGGGCCGAGCAGGTCAAGGCCGCCTGGCGCAATTCTGCGGAGGCCCACGGCCACCGCGATACCGGCGATTTGATCGAATCCATCGGCTTTGCCCGGGATCCCGTGGACGTGTCCGGCGCAAAGGCCATCGACATCTATCCCCAGGGCAAAGATTCCCACGGCCAGCGAAACGCCGAAGTGGCCTTCATCCTCCACTACGGCACCAGCAAATTAAAGGGCAGCCACTGGATCGACGATGCGGACCGCGCCTGCGATGCCACCGTCGTGCCCGCCATGACGGACATCTGGCGGCGCTACCTGGCCACCGGCCAGGTGCCCCACGTAGCCCTCACCCCCAACCACCCGTCCGGCAAGAATGGCGGCGGGATCAAGACCAAAAAGACTTAAGGAGGCTAGATCATGGCTTTTATCGGCATGCGGCACCCCGTGGCCGCCCCCATCACCGCCGAGACCGAAGGCAGCGCCATCACCTACGGCGCGGGCAAGGTCGTCGGCAAGGCCATCTCCGGCAATCTCACCTGGGATCGCCCGGATAATCCCCTTTACGCCGACGACGCCATCGCCGAAGATGACAACGGCGTCACCGGCGGCACCCTGGAATTCGGCGCGGACGACATCGACGATGCGGCCCGCGTGATGATGCTGGGCCTTGTCGAAGAGGCGGGCACCGGCACCGGGGCCACCCCCACCTATCATATCACCGACGCCCCGGCCCCTTATGTGGGCTTTGGCTACATGCGCGTGCGCCGGAAGAACGGGGCCACCAGCTACCAGGGCCTTTGGTACCACAAGGTCCAGTTCGGTGAAACCTCTGAGGAATCCCAGACCAAGGGCGAATCCATCGAATGGGGCACGCCCACGCTGTCCGGCCGCGTCTTCGGCGTCGCCATCGATTCAACCGGCGCGAAGAAGTTTCGCAAGCACAAGCTGTTTGACACCGAAGCGGCCTGCAAGGCGTGGCTTGACGGCCTGGCGGGCATCACGTCCGGGGGGACGACCCCGTGATCCGCGTGCGCGTGGGCGAGCGGGAAATTCCGCTCGCCCTCACCCTCAACGCCATGGAGGCGCTGGAGCGCCGCTTCGGCGCGCCGCTTGACCTCATGGGCATCATCAACGGCCTGAAGGGCGTGTCCACGCTGCTTGACGTGGTGGCCGTCCTGGCCGATGAGGGCCAGGACATCGAAGGCACCCCCGATCCCGTGGACCGCCGCTGGATCGCCCGCCACGCTGATGCCGCCGGCCAGGTGGACCTGGCAAACGCCGTCGTGGCCGCCGTCAACGAATCCATGCGCATGGAGACGGAGGCGGACGCCGATCCGGACGAAGAGGTGGACGTGGTTTTGGAAGAACTCAAAAAAAAAGAGCCGACGGGCGGCTGACCTACAGAACCGTCGTGCACTATGGACTGACCGCGGGGCTGGCCCTGGCCGATATGGGCCGGCTGGCCCCCGGCTTTGTATGTGACTTGTTTATCATGCGCCAGCGCTATGACGATCAGCAGCACGGCATCCGGCGCGCAAAGCGCCGCAAGTGCGAGGATTAAGGAGGTGACGACCCGTGCCCAACCCCGAGATCAAAACCCGGCTGACCCTTGACGGCGAGCGGGAATACCGCGCCGCCATGCGGGACGTCACCAGCGCCCTGAAGGAGCTGGACAGCGAACAGCGCCTGGCCCAGGCGGAATTTGAACTGAGCGGCGACGCCCAGACCTACGCCGCCTCCAAGGCGGACGTGCTCTCCCGCAAGATCGCCGCCCAGGAAAAGGCCGTGGCCGCGGCGCAAAAGGCCATCGCGGAGCTGACCCGCAACGGCGTTGACCCGTCGTCCCAGGCCTTCCAGTCCTGGAAGACCAAATTAAACAACGCCAACACAAAGCTTGTAAAGCTCAAATCCGAGGCGGCCAAGAATCAGGCCGCCATCGCCGATATGGCCGCCAAGGGCGTGGACCCCAACGCCAGCAGCGTCGAAAGCTGGAAGGGCAAGCTCTCAAGCGCCCGCTCCCGCCTGGACAAGGTGCAGGAGGAGGCCCAGCAGGCCGCCGACGCCATCCAGGAATTAAAGGCCCGAGGGGTTGACCCCAACTCCGACGCCATGCAGACGTGGCGCTCCCGCCTGGCCGACGCCCAGTCCAAGCTGGACGCTTTGGAGTCCGAATTGGGCGACGCTGACAGCGCTATGGGCACCATGGGCGACGCGGCCAAGGACGCCGGCGGCGATGTGTCCGACCTGTCCGGCAAGGCCAACACCGTCAAAAACCGCCTGGACAAGCTGGAGGATCAGACCGGCGACAACACCGACGCCTTTAAGGACATGGCCACCGAGGGCATCGACCCGGACGCCCAGGCCGCCGATGATCTGCGCCGCCGCGTCAACACCCTGCGCGCCCGCCTTGACAAAATGGACGCCTCCGTGGACGACACCACCGGCTCCCTCACCGAGCAGCAGGGCGCGCTTGACAGCGCCGCTGGCAGCGCCGGGGAGTACGCCGGGCAGCTGCAGGGGATCACCAAGCAGCTGAGCCTTGAAAACGTGTCGGAGGCCATCTCCAAGGTGGACAGCGCCTTAACCGGCGTCATCCGCACCGCCGCCCGGGCGGCCAAGGCCGTCTGGAAGGTGGGCCGCGATTCCGGCGAATGGGCCCAGGAGCTGCAGTCCGCCGCCCAGGAGGCGGGCGTCAGCGCGTCCACCTATCAATCCTGGGATTATGCCGCCTCCATGATCGGCGCAAGCGTAAACGACATCGTGGAGGGCGCGGGCAAGATCACCCAGGCGGCCAGCGGCGAAAGCGATGAGGTCCTGAAGATATTCAACCAGCTGGGCGTGGCCAACCGAAACGCCACCGGCGGCCTGCGCGATTCAAACGACCTGTTCTGGGCCACCATCGACGCCCTGGGCCGGGTGGAGGACGCCACCCAGCGGGAATACTACGCCCAGAAGCTGTTCGGCGAATCGGCCCGGAAGTTTAACCCGCTCATTGAGGCGGGCAGCCAGGCGTTCAACGCCTACGCCGAAGAGGGCGGCAAGGTGGCCGCCGTGTCCGATGAAAACGTGGCCGCCCTGGTGCAGATGAATCAGGCCTTTGAGGGCTTGGAAAAGCGCTGGGAAAAGGCGAAGCAGACCGTCATGGGCGGCCTGGCCCCGGCCTTTACGAAGCTGGCGGACAAGTTAAGCACAGTGCTTGAACGCTTCACGGCCTTTTTGGAGACCGAAGAAGGCCAGCAGAAGCTGGACGAGCTGGGCGATACCATCGGCGATCTGATCGACGCCTTCCTGGGCGAAAACAGCTTTCAGGGCGTGCTGGACACCGCAAAGGACGCCCTGACGGCGCTCAACGATGCGCTCAAGTGGATTTCTGACAACAAGGACGGCGTGGTGGCCGCCATCAACGTCATCGGCGGGGCCCTGGCGGCGCTGAAGGTGGCCAAGGGCGTCACCACCACCTTGCAGCTTTTCCAGGGCGTGAAGGGTCTGCTGGGCGGCGGCGCGGCCTCCTGCGGCGCATCGGCAGCGCCTGCCGTATCGGCGGCGGGCGGCGGCGCGTCATCCGCCGCGCCCGCTGTGGGCGCTGCGGCCGCGGGCAAGGCCGCCGCCGTCAAGGCGGCGCTGTCCACGGCGGCCCAGGGCGTGGGCACCATTGTCGGTCCCGCCGCGGCGGTGATCGGCGGCGTGGCGCTGGTGCAAAAGGCCAGGGACGCGGCCTATACAAAGGAGCTTGACGAGCGCGCCCGGCAGCTGGACGCCGCCATGGAAAAGCTGCAGACCGGCCAAAGCACCCGCCTTGACCGCTTTGGCCACCTGGGCGCATTCGTTCAGTCCACCCGAGGGGGCGCGGAGTATGTCAACCGGGACATGGGCGAAGCGGCCCGGGAAGCCCTGATCCAGGCCTATCACGACGACCTGAGAAACCAGCAGAGCTATTCC